TCCCCAAAATCCCATTTTTAATTGGCCGTGAATTTAAACACGGTGAAATGGATTGCTACACCCTGTTTAGAGATTTTTACCGCTTATCTGGTTGTAATTTACCCGACTTTGAACGAGACGATTACTGGTGGGAAGATGGCTTTAATCTCTACCTAGATAACATGGCAAAACATGGTTTTGAGCAAGTAAAAGAATCGCAAATAGGCGATGTTATTTTAATCAATATCGGGGCTGATATACCCAATCACGCGGCAATTTATGTCGGTAATCAAATGGTTCTTCATCATGCGCCTAAACGCTTATCTAAGCGTGATTTATATGATGGATATTGGCTTAAACACACTCATAGTATTTGGAGATATAACGCATGGTCAACGTTAGATTTTACGGCAGCCTTAAACAGTTTGGATCTGAATTTAGGCTAGATTGCAAAACACCTGCCGAAGTCGTTCAAGCTCTCACCAGTCAAATCCCAAAGTTAAGACAATTTATTCAGCAGGGCTTGTTTACCGTGAGAGTTGGACGAGAGTATTTAGACAATCGCTATCTTGAGCAAGGATTAAGCCAGCACTTAAAAGACGATTCAACCGTCCACTTCACGCCAGTTTTAAAAGGCTCAAAAAAGGCAGGTTTATTTCAAACGATAGTCGGAGCGGTAATGGTTGTTGTTGGTGTTTTCACTTCTTGGGCTGGCGGTGCAGCGTTAATCGCTGGGGGTATCGGTTTAATAGCTGGTGGCGTAGCTCAAATGCTCACAAAAATGCCGTCAATGTCCACTGGTAAAGATGCTGAAAGAAAACAATCAACCAGCTTTTCTAATTTATCAAATATGGCGGCTCAAGGTCGTCCAATGCCGCTTGCTTATGGACGGATTAGAGTTGGCTCACTGATTATCTCTCAAGGCGTTGAGACAATGGACATTGAGCGACAACCACCAGAAGAGAAGAAAGGCAAATTATTACCAAGATTTAAACGATAGGAGTTAGACAATGGGTAAAGGTGGCGGTGGCGGTCATACGCCCGTTGAGGCCAAAGAAACAAGCCGAAGTAAACAGCTAGTCAAAATCATTGATGTTATTTCTGATGGTGAGATTGAGGGTTTAGCCGATGGAATGAAGTCCGTCTATTTTGACAATACACCAGTTCAAAACAAAGACGGCTCTTATAACTTTAATAACGTTCAATTAGAGGGGCGAGTTGGTAGTCAAGTTCAAGATGTAATCGCAGGATTTAACACTTCAGAAAAAGAAGTCAGCGTTGGAACGCAGGTTAGAAAGAATTTACCAATTACACGAACAGTTACAGATAACAAAGTCTCTCGATTACGCTTAACCATTGGCGTTCAATCTCTTTTTAGTCAAGCTGAAAATGGCGACACAACAGGAACAACGGTAGAGCTTGTTATTACTATCGGCTCACAATCCTATCCAGTTTCGATTAGTGGCAAATACAGCTCACAATATTTACAACAACACACTTTTGACAATCTACCTCCAGTTCCGTTTACCGTTAAGGTTGAGCGAGTAACGGAGGATAGTAAGTCGCAAAGACTTCAAAACAATACAGTTTGGTCAAGCTACACAGAGATTATCGACACGGAGTTTACCTATCCAAACACCGCCTTAATTGGCGTGAAGTTTGATTCTGAGTATTTTAGCAATATCCCAGCTCGCACCTATGACTTATTAGGCTTGAGAGTTAAAGTGCCAAGTAACTATGACACACGCACCCGTAAATATACTGGAATGTGGGACGGTACTTTTAAGACCGACTGGACAGATAACCCGGCTTGGATTTTATACGATGTAGTCACAAGTAAACGTTACGGATTGGGCAATAGATTAGGTGAGTTTGGGGCAGATAAGTGGGCTTTATACCAAGTATCGCAATATTGTGACCAATTAGTCCCTGATGGTTTCGGTGGTCAAGAGCCAAGATTTACTTGTAATGCTTGGCTAACTGAACAGCGCTCTGCGTATGATGTGATTAATGATATTTGCTCAATCTTTAGGGCAATACCAGTGTGGAACGGACAACAGCTAACGGTTGTAATGGATAGACCGTCAGATCCAGTTTGGACATACACTAACGCAAACGTAGAGAAAGGCGAGTTTAATTATACTTTTTCAGCCAAGAAAGCCCGTCACAATGCTATCCAAATCGAATACGCAGACAAAGATAACGGTTATGAAAAGGCGATTGAATACGTATCTGACGATGAATCCATTCGCAGAAATGGACTAAACATTAAGAAGATAACCGCTTTTGGTTGCACCTCTCGAGGACAAGCACACCGCACTGGGTTATGGCTGTTGCAAACAGAAAAACTAGAGACTAAGACGGTTAGTTTTGTAGTTGGCACAGAGGGCTTAATGCATGTGCCTGGCGATATTATCAAAGTCGCTGATACGTATTACGCAGGCACCAATGTTGGCGGTCGGGTTTTATCGGTAAGCGGTAAAAAGGTTACTCTAGACCGAGAAATCTCAGTCAATGGGAATAGTTACTTTAGCTACATCAATGATCAAGCAAAGCACCAAGATATTAAGATTGTATCTGCAAACGGCGCCGAAGTTACTTTAGAGCAAGAACCAGCAGGACTAGAGGCTTACGGTGTATGGTCGTTAAGTACTCAACAGGTAACAAGCCAGTTGTTTAAGGCTCTATCTGTAAAAGAGGAAAGTAAGGGCAAATATACCATTACAGCCTTGCAGCATGAGCCACAGAAAGAGGCGATTGTTGATAACGGTGCGAAGTTTGAGCCAAAAGCAACATCAATCCTTGCTGTACCACAGGTAAGCAATATCGGGGTAACGGCTAATTCTGACGGTAGCGTTTCGTTTGCCGGTGATGTGACAGGCGGTAACGGTGTTATCAAGTATGATTTTCGCATCTATAAAGACGGTGCGTTGTATGATATTAGACTGGGTCAAACATCGCCAAATCTCAACCTAGACGGTTTAGAAAATGGCGAATATACCGTTGTAATCTTGGTTAAAAATGAGCGAGGCCAAGTCCTAAGTGAAAGAACGCAAACCTTTGTTATTGATAAACCTCCAGTACCAACAGGCGTAAGAGTAACGGGTGGACTAGGTAACATTACACTTGAGTGGGATTGGATTAACGATGCCACGGCGACAGAGATTTTTGTTAGCGAAACAGACGATATTAAAACCGCTACACGCTTAACAAGAGTTACTGCGAAAATGTACTCGCACGAGGTTGGAGCGAAACAGGTTAGATATTACTGGTTAAGACATACTCGGGGTGTGAATGTTGGCCCATTTAGTCAACAGAGCGGATTACGTGGCGAAAGTGCGGTAGATATTGATGCAGAGCTTGAAGTTTTAAACAAAAAACTCTCTCAAAACATCATTAACGAAGTCTTTGATACTGCTTTACCAGCTCGAAACCTTGACTTAATTAAAACGGTTAATGGTTTAAACACTGGCGAATATCAAGGGCATAAACAGGTATATAACACCGCAGACGGCAAGTTGTACACGTGGAACGGTAGTAGATACCTTGAAAATGGAATTGATATAAACGGTGTCCAGATTAAGACAACTCAATTAGTCGGCACTCTACAAGCTGACCAAATTGGTGCTAACACAATCGGAGCGGGTGCTTTGCAAGCTGGAGCTGTGCGAGCTGAACACATGGCAGCGGGGCAGATTACTGCTGACAAAATGGCTATTGGGCTTGGCGGGAACCTATTATATAACCCAATATTTGACAATAACGGTTATGGTTGGTTTGGGTTTGGTGCGACTGGTGGAGATTGGGCGGGATGTCCAGTACCGTCGGCATTTGAGCGTACGTATAATAAAAACCAGTATTTTCCAAAAGGCGAGAAAAATGAAGCTTGGAGGCTAATCGCAATTAACGGTACATCACAGCAGTTTAATACCCTTATAGATAAAGGCGCTTGGCTTGATGTATCAAGACAATTTGTTAATGTGGTGGCTAACAAGTGGTATATGGCAAGCGTTTATGTTGGCGGTTTTAACTGTGCTGGCGAATTGGTTATCGAAAGCTATGATGCGGATGGATTGAGCTATCAAGGACTTTTAGCGCAATCAATGACAGCTGGAGATGAAAATATCCACAACAAACCATCTAACTTTATATCGGCTCATAGTGGGTGGTTTCAGGACGGATTGAGCCAAAACGCAGGGCGAGCCTTTGTTAAGTTTAAAGCACCTCAAACTGGTAAAATACTACTTTTAATAAGGGTTAATCATTTCTCAAGGGATAAAACTCATGCAGCCTACTACGTGTCTCGACCAATGCTCGAGGAGTGTACCGAATACACAACTCAACCTAGTCCTTGGCAAAATGCTGGTGTAACTGCTATTCATGGTGGGTCGATTGTTACCAAATCAATCACCACTCAACAAATGGCGGCTGATAGCATTACGGCCAATGAGATTGCAACAGGTGCGGTAGCTGCGAAACATGTCGCAGCAGGTAGCATTGGAGCAACTCACATTGCTACACGGTCACTTACTGCGGATAAGTTAAATGTAACTAGCTTATCTGCCATTAGCTCTAATATCGGGAGAATTAATGCTGGTGATATTACAGGGACTAATATCCATGGTAACAATATCAACGGTAATAATATCTCAGGTGGCACGATTACAGGTACCACAATAAACGGTACAAATATCAACGGTGGTACGATAAAGGGCGCTAGACTAGAGGGTGTAACTGGTAAATTCACCGGTACACTTGAAGTCAATCAGTTGGTCGGTGGGAATTTGTGTGAGGTGGCTATTATTACAGTTTATAAAACTCTGAGCTTTTATCAAGTGTGGATAAATATAGCTCCCTCACCTGTTAAGCGAATTTTCTTCATCGTTAATTCACACAAAACATTCACGGTTGAGGCTAATCAATCTCACAGGTTTTTATATACAAATCATGAGGAAGATCCACCAGAATTTTTTGAGTTTTCAAGTGGTCGTACCGCTAAAATGTGCATTACAGCATACGCAGTATCAGACACAAGAACAATAACACAAGACTAGGAGTAAACATGACAACATTTAACAAAATCTTAAACCCAATGTACTCAGCTATCGCTACGTACTCAAAACAAGAGGACGGCTCAATTAATGCTAAGTATGTATTAGGTACTGGTGAGGATAGTGACGGCTCCGTGACTAACTTTACACCTATCATCTCTGAGTATAAATGGATTGATGCCGTGGCAGCTAAAGAGCTAATGAGCAAACCATTAACTAAAGACGATATTGGTAAAACAACAGAACAAATTGACCTGGATCGAATTTATGCTTATCTAAAAGAAAATGGTCAAATCGTAATCTAATCAATCTTAACTAAAACCAACCGCACTTTGAGCAATCATTGTGCGGTTGTTATGACAGCACTTAACCCTGTAACAATCATCCATTTATATTATAAATATGTTCCGAAATAATTTTGAATATCTTTGATTTTAAAAGAGAAAAAAGAACAATAATCTTGACTTTTTCGGAACGAAAAATAAGACAAATCCTTTTACGAGGCTTGCTTATTATTTTTTATAACAAAAATTTAGGTGACGTATAGCAACCAATAAATATTAATGATTTCAATAAATTAATTATTATTTAAATTACTATCGTTCCGAAATTATACATGACGTTCCGAAATTATAGCTTGGTTGGTTGGACAATCTTATTCCTCCTTATGTAACGTCTTGTCATCTGGGCGTTTGTATGGCCAAGTTGTTTTTGAGCCGATTCAGTGTCCGAAGACAAAAATTTATCTGTACCAGCTTTTGCACGTATATCTCGGAATTGGACGGCAAGGAGCTCATCTGAAAATTCAGGATGTTTTTTAGCGGCTTTGGCTCTTAGTTTGATAAACCAGTGAGTCAGGATTATTGGCTTTAACCTATTTCCGTACTTGTTGCAGAATAGATAGGGTTTATTTTCCTCCATTCTTCTATCTAAGATCTCTTTTAACTTACCTACAATTGCGATACTTACTTTATTTTTTGTTTTTTGCTGTCTAACTTGCCATACTCCATCAATGATTTGACTTGGCTGAAGATTAACTATATCAACTGGTCTTTGTCCTGTAAGGTAAGCCACGTCAAGCAAGTCCCTTAATATAGGATCAGCTGATTCTCTTAACATTTCAAAAATGTGGTCTTCCACGTAAATATCGCGAAATTTAACCTTGTATCGCTGGATTCCTTCGCTAGGGCATGGATATTTTGTATATCCCCATTCACGGGCTTTCATCCATATATGGTGGAATAATGCAACTTCATTGTTTGCTGATGCAGTTTGATGTCTACGCCAGTCTAAATATTGTTTTATATGGTATGGCTCAATGTCATCAAGTGGGGCTGGTGGATTGCCGAAAAACTCAAGCAAGCGTTTAATGTTTGTTTTGTTGGTTCTCTGCGTTCCTTCCGCCTTCATCGGCAATACTTCATTTTCATATCTTATTGCAACGGTCAAGAAGGTGGCAGCTTCACTTTTCATTAAAACCCTGTCACAATTGAGCTTAGCCGTTTCTAATACAGCTAGATGTTTATCCGTTCCCAGGGCCTTTTCTTTTTTATCTATCATTACATAATAGTAATAGGTTACAATCTTCCCATTTTTTCTTTGGCGTTTACGACATAACAAGTTTTGCGGCAACCCCTGGTTTTCGCGCTTACGTGGTCTGGCCATACATACCTCCTACGCTTGCAGCACA